CTTCTTCATTAACAGTTACTTCTCCTAAAGAAGCATTTGCTTGTAAAGAAGTTTTTGATGTACTTGTAATATCTTTAAAACCTGAACCATCAAAAAATTCTAAAAGATTAGTATCAGTATTAAATACTAAATCTCCTGGATTAAAATTATCTATTAATTTTCTTTGTTCGTTTGTTATAGGCGTAGCATTTAAGTCTACCTTTTGCAGATTTATTTCTAATATTCTGACTAATCTATTAAATACTTCTGGCGTTATTTCTAACCCAGCTAAAGGCAATCTAGTTTCTAGTATCTTGGCCATTATCTTCTTCCGTCTTCTCTAAAATTAAATCTAGTTGCTCCTAATCTAAACTCCATACCGTTTCTTACCGACACATCGTTGTCATCGTCAGACTCTATTCTATAAATCGCTTGTCGAGCTCTTGCTCTAGTATCTATTTTTTTTGTTGTGTTAGTGATTGATGAGGTAACTTTTGTTGTCGGTGTATCATTTGGGAAGTCTCTGGTTTTTAAAACAACATTTAATGCTGCGTTACCATTGCTCCCGGTAAATCTTATATCTGGAATTATTTCTCTAACTGAAATAAATTTATCGCCATCTTCTAAATCAAAATCTCCTGACTCTATAAAAACATTATCCATTGGCGAGCCATCAGCATCATTACCATTTTCGTGATCGTATAAGTAAAAAGAATTACTATCTTTTCCAATTGCCATAGGGTATTGAAATATACCTCTATCAATCCAAGAGGATCTTGCTAATTCTCCTATGCTCCATACCTGTTCTAAGTAATTAAAGACTACATATTTATCTGGTTCAGTAGATGAACTAGAACAATAAAACCAGCCTACTTCATTAAATTCTCTATTAGTAAAAGCAAAGTTTTTGTAAACTTCATTTAAGTTCATATCATCATAAACATGATTTAAAACAGAACAAGGCAATCTTTGAACAGAACCGTTGTAGAAATAAAATCCATCTGCTGCCATCCAATAAGCTCCGTTGTCTGCATTTATTGCTGCTTTTGGCCCAATCAAACCAACACTCTCACTAATTAAATTAACTCCAAAAGTAAACGGAGCGCCAATAAATTGTAGCGAGTGCATTGAATCATCAGTCCAGATTAAAGTTTCTTGCCTAGCTTTTAATGCCCCTACTATTAAAGATCCAGAGGATATTCTTATTGAACCAGCTGTATTAGTAGCTTTAGATTCAAACTCCAATAAATTTTCTTGATCAGAAAAAGATATTAATAATGGATCTATTACGCCAGTTCTTGCGGTACCATTTGCATTTAAAGTATCAGAACCTAAAACAATTAAATGCCTATCAATATCAGAAGTTAGTACTTGCAAACAACGAGTCGGAACTAAATTAGCTCCAGATATATTTTGTAATTCTACTGCTCTAGTTGTTAATCCATTGGTAGCGTCCCATCTAAATAAAGAACCTGCTCTAGGATTTATTATTAAGTCTTCGCCAAAATTATCATGAGTCCATATTCTTAATGTATTGTTGGCTGCTAAAGGAGTAGAAGAACCCCAACCACTAGAACTCCAAGTTCCAGCACCCCAACCAGTAGAAGCTACAAAAGAATCTAATCCAACATTTAATTGATAAGCTGCTACTGTGCTACCACCACCATTTCCGCTATCAGAAGAATTGGCTAAAACAGAGTTGCCGCTAGTATCTTTTGCTTCAATGGTATAACTATTACCATCAACAATACTAGCAATTTGATATTCTTGATTTAATACAGTTGCTGTTATATTACCCCCTAAACTTGCAGCTCCACTAAAGGTTACAAAATCATTAATTGAAGCTCCATGTCCATTTTCAGTAACTGTTATCGTAGCGTCGCTATTTCCAACTTTAGCAAATGTTGCATCGCCAGCAGAGGTTGTTTCCCTAAGAGGAGTAATATCGTTAAAATTAGATCCCTCTTTTATGTAATATTTAAAAGTAGTACCAAGGCCTAAAAGATCTGTACCATCTAATTTTATCCAATCGTGTAAGGCTCTAGGAGTTCCTAATAAAGTAGAACTAGAATTTTTTGCCCAACCTCCTATTTTTTCTGGAAGACCTTTTCTAAACCTAACTAGATTACCATCAAACCAACCATTCTCTGCGGTAAGACTGGTCCCTTCTTTATCTATTCCGGGTTTAAATAAAATCTTATTGTAAGGCATACTAAATACCTACCTTGTTAAAAAAGAGTTTGTTGCGCTAAGTAAGCTGTAACACTTAAAAATACCGTTACGGTAAAAATTAAACTGTTCCTTATACTTTTGTTTATTGAAGTAATGCCTTGTTCAATAGCATCTAAACGTCTGTAATTTTCTCTCCATCTTTGTTCACAAGCTGCTTCATGTGAGCTAAGTCTTTTATCTATTTCTGTTACTGTAGTTCTTGCCATGTTTTTTTATATTTCGTTACATTTTATATCAATCTTTACGTTTGTCATCTCTTTCGGATTTAGATAATTTATCAGGCTCTATAAGCTCTGGCGCATTTAACAAAGTTTTTAATAAAACATCTTGTCGTATTATTTCATTATCTACAGATCTAACTCTGTCTATTAGCTGAATTAATATACCCGTTTGCGAGTCTAATTTAGAATCTAGTCTTTTTTCCATAGCTGCCATGCTTTCATTTATCTTGTCATCAACTACATCTATTTTTTGTTCCATGCCATTAATGATTTTGTTTAAAAGTTTCCAAAGAAAAAATCCTAAACCTAAAGTTGCTGCTATTGGAAATCCTACTTCGTTAATTATTTTAACTAGATCGTCCACTGCAATCTAAATTAAAAATAACTTTTTAAATCTTCCCAATACCCTTTTAATTTATCGTCTAAAGTTTTATTTGCATAAGGAGCTACAGCTTTTAATAAAGCTTTACCAACTACTAATACAAATATTATCCATAATAAAGTTTCCATATCCTTAATATATCATGCAATTGTTAATGTTTGATAATCTGTACTTTGATACGAGTTAACTCTAGGAGAACCCAATATTAAATTTTCAGGACCAGCTGAGGCATTGTAAGGAGTGTACGTGTTTAAAGTCCAAGTCCAAATAGTCCTGCCTGTATAATAAGAATAATTTGCAGAAGCTCTTGTAAATACATAAGGATTACTATAATTACTGTAAGGATGATATAGAGAAATAGAAGTCCAACCAGAATTATAAACTGCATTATCTAAAGCAAAAGTATAGGTTACGGCAGTGGGAACACCGCCAAAAAATGCAGCACTTGAATAGCTAGAATAAAATCCTGCTACAGTTGCTCCCATCCAAGTAGAGTTATTTAGCCAAGCACCCATAGGTTGAACATTATTTCCTACACTATCTGTTCCTAAATTTATATTTGAATTTACATAACCGTTATGTCTAGTGGTATATTGACTGTTAACAATATAAATTACAGAATATTTCTCTGCGACTGTTAGAGTACCAGTTAAACTTGGAGAGCCTGTTAAACTAGTTCTTGGATCATTAGTAGCCCCATAAAAATCTCCTATTTCAATAGCAGTGCCTGAACTAGAATTTATAGTTTGTCCAGCACCTGCTTGTAGGCCTCTAATATCAGTATCGTTTATTGTGCATGCTGAACCAGAGGAGCCTCCAGCTTCTATGTGTATTTGATTTAAAGTTAAGTTACCGCTAGTTGCTAGAGTCATTTTTCAGTTCTTCTACTTGTTTACTTAAATCTTTAACTGCTTCTATAAGTAGTCCTACTGTATTAGCGTATTTCATAGTTTTTACTGTGCCTAACTCTTTGTCTTCATGTTCATCTACTAGCTCTGGCACCACTTTCTCTACTTCGTTAGCTACTACTCCTATTTCTTTTGAGCTGTTTGATTTACGAGTAAAGTGAACGCCTCTTAATTGATTTACTTTTTCTAAAGCGTTTTCTATTTGGTAAATGTCTTCTTTCAGCGCCATATCAGAATATGCACCTACATTACCTGTAGCTGTAAAATTACCGCTAGTATCACAACTCAACATAGTAGTGCCAGCATTATTATCAACTCGCCATTGAGTATCAAACTTCATTACAGTATTAGCGTTTGAAGTAAAATAAAGTCTATTCCTGCCATCAGCGGAACTAATCCAAGCATCATTAGGTAAAGCTGAATTTAATTTTGCACTTATTTGGGTTTGTGCGTTAGATGAAAGTGTATTGATATATTGAAACTCTGTACTTGTTACTGAGCCATCAGCTATTTTAGTAGCATCTATTGCAGCACCTGATTTAATATTGGCATCTTCTACATTAGTTAAACTATTACCTGTTGCGTCTGCATCAAAAGTTTTATTGGTAAAAGTTGTTGTTGAAGTTGCAGTAACATCACTAAAACTGCCACCGTTTCTTGTTGCATTAGCACCTATATCTATTTTATCAAAACCGTCAACTACAGCAGCTCCAGACCCAACTCCATCTGTATAAACTAATTTAGTTTTACCATTTGGTATAGTGATATTTGCACCAGATCCTTGAGATATAATAATGCTGTATGGTCCTGAACTACCTGAATCAGTAGTTGCATTTTCAATAAACCATAATTTTGAAATCGTGTTAGGCGCTAAAGTTATCGTGCAATTTGCGCCTAAAGCGCCAGTGTATTTAAGATACATTGCTCTACCAGGGTCAGTAGATCCATTAGCTATTGTTGTTGTGTGCGTTGTACCACTAACTGCTTCAGTGCCATAACCGAAAGCCTCTCCAATCAGTTCAAGATTTTCATTAGTACGAGTACCCCAAGTACCTGATTCATCACCAGTTCCCATTTCTCTAAGTCTGAGATTATTATCAAACGTACTTGCCATGTTTTTACCTCGTTAAATTATAATTAAATTATTAACATTAAGCCACATCTTCCCAATTAGGATCTTGAGTATCTGTTATTTCACTAAAACTTGATGTTTGTGATTCTGTTATTTCACTAAAGCTTGATGACTGAGAATCATCTAACATAGACCAAACTAATACCGTAGATAATTCACTTGTCATTTCAAATCCAACAAGAGTTACATTTGCTTTAGCTATTGATGTTATGGTTCCCAAACCACTAGTTAACCCAAATCCTGATAAAACAATAGTATTACTTGATCTTTGTGTAATCGTTCCTAAAGCAGAAGTACCTAATTGCCCAGCTGGTGTAACATTTGCTACCCCGGTTACGGTTACTCCTACCGAACCAACACTTGTGCTTAAACTAGGTAAAGTTGCTACAGCTTGAGCATTTACACCTACACCACTTATTGCACCTGTTAGTGCTGATAAAGGTTCATCAGGATTATTTCCATAATCACTAACTATGGCATTTGCAGTAAGTGCTGGACTGCCTAAGCCAGATGTTATGGCAAGACCAGTAACACCTATATCTCCGCCAGCAGTAATGCCTACTCCTCCCACCGCAGAAGTTGCTCCTTGGCCTGTAGGATTTATGTGAGCTACACAAACAAAAGTTGTCGTGCCTACTGATCCAGTCGCAGACTGTCCTATTAAAGATACATTTACATTGCCTCCGATTCCAGCTAGGGAAGCGAAAGGTGATTCTGCAAATGCACTTATTCCAAACATTTAATTACCAGATAAAAATTGATAGACAGGGCCATAAGCAATGTCTGTTCCTAAAAAAGTATTTAAAAGAAAAATTGTTCCATTAATAAATACAATCTTAGTTCCTACTACAATAAAAACTATCCAACCAATAGTTAATAATAAACCGTGTTTTTGATAAAATTCTTTTACTTTTTTAATTATAGGAAAATTCCATTTACCTTCTGTAAAAGCTGTATTTAATACAGGCATTAAGTAAAATAATTTTTCCTTTATTTTCATTTATATAACTCCAAGGTGCATTGCAAACGGTAATAGCTCATAATAAATAAGTGCTGCCGTTGCAGTAATGATGACTCCTGATAAAAAACCACCTATAAGCGTTATTAGTCTAACTTTTATTTCCATAATTACTCCTCGTTTTTTTTAATCCATTTTAAATATCTAACAGGTTCTTCAAAACCAAATTCTTTTCTAATTTGGTCTACATCTTTTTCAAGAAAGTATAGCAAAGAGTGTTCTATTAGATTATGTTTGTTTACTTTTTCAGCTATCTTACAGGCTTCTCTATATATTAAAAAAGGTTTGAATGACTTTGATCGCCAAGCAATTCTGCAAGTAACTAAAAAACCTACATACCACATCCCTATATTGTCTACTTGTTTCCAAGTAGTGCCTTGTATTAAAGCTTCGCCGAAAGGTGAAGTATCATATTTAAATAATATGTGGTGTAAATCGTGCGTTAGCATCATGTGTCTGCCAACATTATTTCTTAAAGTATTTATTCTATCGTCAGAAAGCATATCAGCTTCCGCAGTTTCTTTTTCAAATCTATTTTTATAAAGATCATTAAAGGTCCACTTGTTAAAAAATTTAGCAAGATGTCCACCCGCAGTATTAGGAGGTAAACTTCTTAAATATTTCATACTAGATATTTTAGGTATTATATTTTTTTTACAATACTTAGGATCATTCCAATCTAATCCTAAAGCAATATTTATTCTTGTAGGAGAGCTTGTAAAGTTTTTGCGCATTTTTTTTCTAGTAATAAACATCAGCTGTGCATACATAGCTTGTAGTTCTGAAAGTCTTGCTCTGGCCTCTGGATGTGATTCTCTTTGTTCGTAAGAATCTTTTAATAAAATTGATTTAGACAATTTTAAAAAAGTAAATAAATTAAACATTTTACTTTGTGATAGAAACTATTCTGGCTACTTCCGAAGATTCGTTTGTTATGTCAATTGATGGGCTTGTTAATTTTTTTACATCATATTGATCTACGTAATTAGATTGTTGATTTAAAGAACAAGCTTGAGAAAAAAACACATGATTAATATTATTTTCTTTCAAAAGAGTTTTTGTTTTACCGGGCTCTATGTCTAAAAGCTTTAAATTATATCCCGGCTTTTCAGTCATAAAACAAAGAAACCTCGTATCATCTTCCATGGCTGTCTGACTGGCAAATCTTCCGTTTAAGTGCCACATGGCTGATCGAGGATATGCTTCATCAAAGTCTGCTCCAAATTTATAGCTAGTTAAAAACTCTCTATTAGTTATGGCATCTTCAGTTGTGCTTTCTGTGTATTCTCCTTTTTTAATTTTATCATTTTTAGTAATTTCTTTGAGTCTTTCAATGTCCTTTGCTTCTATACCATCCTCTTCCGACCATCTTTGGCATGATTGGATTTTGCCTTGTATAAGAATAAAATGGTTTGGTCGATATACAATATGAGAGCTTTCTTCGTCAAGAATGTGTTCTTTTATTTCAGCAGTAGTCTCACTAAAGTAAAGCAATCCTTCTTCAAAAGTATCTCGACTTTGTATATCTCCTTTGTTTCCTACAGTAACAGTGACTTGAAACTCATCATCAATAATTTTATGGGTTTCTTCTATCCAATTAAAATCAAATCTTACAGTCATTAGATCTCCTCCGTTGTAACTTTTTTAGCGTTAGTGTCAACACTAAATATATCATATATATTTTCTTGTTTTATGTGTCTAAAAAATTCTTGTTTAATTTGTAAGTCTGTCTGTCCATCGAACATAGATTTTGGCTTACGAATAGCAATACCTCTATAATCGAAACGATACGATGTATTACCATCCCCCGCAGTTTCTTCGTAATAAATAATATCTTCTGCTTTTTTTACCATTAGAATTGCACCGTAATAGTCCAAGTTCCCGACATAGTCAACATTGTGCTTTGATTAGTTGTATAACTATATGCTGTAACAGCTCCTATACTTGGATAGGTATAATGAAAACAGTATTGTTTTGCTACATTAATACTGTTGTTTACATGAGTATCTGAACCATACCACCTTGTTGCAGGTGCTCCGTTTTTAGCAGGTGTATCAAAATAACGAAAAGGCACATTAGACCAGTTATTTCCTAAAGTACCAGTAGTTCCATGATGACCTGATACCCAAAGATATGGAGAATAATTTCCAAAACCGCTCGAAGCACTTCCTCCTGAAAGAGTTGAAGTAGCATGATATAAAACAAATCCATACATCACCAGATTGGTTGATGTGCCAGAGCCAGTTGTTCCTCTAAAATGATTAAATTGTATAGCTCCCGAAGAAGGTATTTGTCCTGCCTCTCCTACTTGATCTATACCAGTTACTTTAGTAGTCGTTGCAGAAGCAGAGCCAAAACCACCTAAGGGTATGGTAGTTACATTGCTATTTTTAAAACCGTACTGCCTATAGTATGAGGTATATGCAGCAGTTCCTGGAACACCTTTGCTTCCTGGTGTTGCTGGAAAATACTGACTTCCAGTTGAGGTAGCTACAGTGGGTGATGTACTAGAAACTAAGCTATTACTAGCCAAACTTCCTGAATAGTATTCACTCATGCTAATAGGATTACCACCGCCCCATTCGCTTTGTATTGTACTTAATGACACTGAACCACTTGCAGGTATTGCCATTATTTATCCTCTAGTTCTTTTACTCTAGCTGATAAATCTTTTACAGCTTCAATCAATACTGCTGTTAATCTGCTGTAATCTACAGACTTAGTACCCATTTCGTCATCTGCTGTTAATACTATTTCTGGTAATATCTTTTCTACTTCTTGAGCTATAACACCTATGTTTTCTTTTTCGTCTCTGGTGTAAGTGACACCTCTAAGTTGTTCTACTTTATCTAAACCATCTTCAAGTGTTTCAATATTATCTTTAAGTCTTTCATCTGAGAAAGCTGTGACGTTATTATTAAAAGTTGCAGCTCCTGCCTCTGACGCATCTATAGTCAATGCTACTATTTCAGAGCCACCATCATTGACTCTAAATATCATGTCTTTGTCTGATGTAGAAGCACGAAGTGTAAAGTTTGCTGAGCCTAAATCTATTTGACCTCTTTCAGTACCCCCATCTTTGAAGATTATATTTTCTCCATCTGCATCAAGAATAATATCTCCTGCAACATCTAAAGTTAAATCTCCTGAAGCGTTTGATATATTATTACCTGCAGCAAGTTGTAATCCTCCTCCGCCTAAAATTCTCATCCTTTCAGCATTATTTGTGCCGAAAAGGATTGGGTGGTTAGTTGTTCTTTTAAATTCTGCATAATTACTAGCATCACTATAAATAAGGAAATTTCTAGTTCCACCTACTCCAAAGTCTATTCTTGAACCATTACCACTATCTATTTGAAAAAATGCAGTACCACTATCTTCATTTAAAGCTAAACCTGTTCCTGTAAAAGTTAAAGATAATGGGTCTAAGCTTGAACCACCAACAGATACCCCTCCAGAAGGAATCGCTACATTATTAGAAGCATCCTCAAATACAGCTTTACTTGCAGGTAATGTACAAAATACATCTTTAGTTCCTGCGGAAAAATCTACAGCAGAGTCAGAATTAGAACTACTAATAACTGTAGTTCTTGCTAATGTATCGGGAGTAGCGTCAGTAATTGTCCCTAAACCGACTTCAAATTCATTTGCCGATTGATGAGATATTGTGTAATAACAAGTATTAGAATTTCCAATACCTGCTACAAAAGTTTCAAAACCAGTTTCAGCACCTGCTAAATTTATGGTGCCTGTGCCAGTAGAAGTGGTAGTTTCTTTTACCCTATCGTTTAGGACAAGAGCCATGCTCTCCTCCTAAGCTATTCTTATAATAGCCGTACTAGCTGCTGCCGCTGGGAAAACTATTGTGAAATCTCCAGCAGTAGAAGTTTTATCTCCACCAAAATCTATAGTAGCCACTGACTTATTAGAATCAGAACTGTTATAGATCATGCAACCTCTAGCAGTAACAGTAGCCGTACTAAAAGTAAGATCAGCAAAATCAGTTATCGCTGTAGTTCCGTCGTTAGTCGGAGTTACATTTGTTAGGTTGGCTCCTCCAGAAGTATAGTTAGTACCACTGGCTTCTTGTGAAGTTGAAAATGCAGTTGTAGTTGCGCCTAAAGTAGCAGAGCTTGTATATAAAGCTAGTTTAAAAGTATCACCAGAACTGTTAGTAAAATTGTGAACACCAGTTAATAGTTCTTTTTTAAAACTAGTAGTTAAAGTTGAAGTTATTGCCATGTTTTTTTCCTCATAAAATAGCTAAAGTTTTAAAACAATTTTAGCTAGTTCTTCTTCACCACCTTTACTCAATTCTTGAATCAAGGTAGCTTTGTAAGATTTTATAGCATTTTCTATATAAATTAAACAAACTTGTTTTATTTGTTCTCTATAAGCTTTTGCTTGTTCTGTAACATGCGGTTCGTTATCTTCAGAGTAACCAACTATTTTTTCAGTTAATCTTTCTGCCCAAAATTCTGGAGGATGCCCACCAAAATTTGATGTCTTTGTTTCTACTACGCCTAACTGAGGCATTCCGTCTGGAGTTATTTTCATTACCATTTTTTTGGTTCGTTGTGACTTTCTTCTATGATTTCTTTTAATTGTATCTCTGCTTTATCATCTTCTCTACCAACAAAGGTTGGCTGAGGCGTGTATTGTTTTTCTTTTCTAGCACTTTTTTTTCTTACTTTTAATTGTTGTTTTTCAGAATCATAATCAACTATTAAAGGATCTTCCAGTCTATGATAGCCATAAAGTTTTTCTTCTGGCTCTACTGCTGTATCTAGTAAATAACTAGAGGCCGCTACTCCTACTTCTATACCAACATTCATACAATTAGTTAACCAATATTCACAACAAGCTCGACCAGCTTCGGCAAAATATAAATTACCTTTGTAACCAAAATCTATACCAAATAAATGCAAAGAACCAACTCTGTGCCAATAAGCAAAAGCTATTGCATAGGCAACTGTGTTGTTTAAATAAAAAGAATTATTTTCTGCCACTATTTTTTCGATTGGGTATTCAACTAATCCTGGGCAACGATCATCTAATTCACATGTGTAGATAGGGCCTTGATGACTTAACAAAACTTCTTTCATGCCGTTGGTTTGTAACCCAGCATCATCGCTATCTAAAAACCTAGAAGCTGGGTCCATCATAAAAACTCTATCGTGTTTAATTACATTGGCTACAGCATTGATTACCCATATTTCATCAAACTGCTCACCGTTAGATCTAGCTAATGCAAAGTCAAACCAACTTTTACCTAAGCCAACTAAAGCTATTTTTTTACCTTGAAGTTCTTGAATCTTCTCCATTTTTTTCTCTTTAAGTTACATTTGTTCTTAGTGCGTCAGCCCTATATTCATCTCTTCTACTTCTGCCCTCTGCTCTATTTTTAAGTCTTGCTATTTCTTCCATAAATCTTTTTTCGTATTGAGCTAATATGTCTGGTTCTCCTTTTAAAAAAGTATAAGCCTCAACTAAAGAACCGTATAGCAAAGCGCTTCTTGCATTTGTTGATAGCCAAGTAGTACCGCTACCAGAACCAGAAGTTAAAGAAGCTGGTTTGTAAAGATAATGAAGTTCTGCATTGTAGTTTGCATCTGGTACTGGACTTACTGTTATGGTAGATCCATTGTTAGATGCTGTAGAAAGTTCTTTATCAAAATCAGCGTAGTACAAAGGCAATCCTCTCAAGTTAGTATCAGCTGGATCTTCTGAATATTCTTGCATAAATGTAGGATGTTTTTTTAAAAGGTAATGATAATCCCCGCCAGAATCCAATACTGCTAGAGAAAAACTGGCTATATAATCTGAAGGTGTTGTTAAAAATCTATTTCCAGCAGTAAATACTCCAGTTACATTCTTTCTAAAAAAATCAAATTCTACTAGTTGAAATATTCTTTCTTCTGAATTTTTAATAAAGTCTGCAATAGTATTAACAAAAGTAGTTTCTGTGCTATCACAAAAGTTTTTAATTAAATCTTGTAGCTGTGTATAAGTCATAATTAAATTATATCAAACTAAGGAGTGTTTGCTTGACCTCCCATGCCAGAATGATTAGTACAGTAATAATAAAGTGTTGGAGCTCCTACTGCTACAGTTATTTGTGTATAAGCACCCGAACTTCCAGGTGTTCCGTTAGTGGTAACTCCTGTTGTATATTCTGTGCCTCCGCCATGTGTACCATTGGCAGTAGTAGAAAATCTTAATGGGTGCCCAGAATTAGATGAATCAGATTGATCAAATCTATAAGTACTGCCCTCAGATAAATTTAATGTAGGATAGACAACACTATCTATAAAGTATCTATTACCGCCTCCAAAAGAAGCTACCCTAACTTCGTATTCTGTAAAGTTTGAAGTAACAGTTATTGATCCAGTTAATCCAAGTAATTGTGAACTAGTTACGTCAACAGTTGTGCTTATGTTACCCGTAACGGTTGTTGTTCCTAAAGAACTAGTTGCAGATACTCCAGACAAGTCTACAGATATTGGCGGCCTACTATTTTCAAGGACACTAATATCCCCTAGGTTGCCAGATAATTTAGCTAATTCAAATTTGCTAGGAATAGTACTAGACAACATAGAAAAGTTTTTTGTTATGCTTGGTGCAGTTACAACAACAAAACCAGTCCCGCCATCTTCTGTTCTATCTGGTCTAGGATTGAATAAAGCTTCTGGATCAGCTGCATGAGTTCTTGGTTCTAATTGAGGGTGTTTTGGGCTCCATTGATCAGGACCCACTAATAAGCCGTCCCAAGTTCTTTTCATATCTTTTAGTTTGTATCTAAACCCAGATATGTCGCATATTCCGTATGCTTGTTTACCTTTTGCGTAAGCCATTATTAACTTTGTGAAGGATTGATTCTAAAAGATGCTCGATCTCCATCTTCATCAGCAGCTCTTCTAAATTCTTCTTCGTATATTATTTTTAATTGTTCTGTTAATTGTGGGTTTCTTTTCATAGATAAGTAGTACGCCAAGCCAGCTACAAAACAAGGATAAAATCTAAATGGTAAATCCATAGTGTTGGTTGCTTTGTCAGCATCATCCATTCTTACCATTTTATTAAAAACTAAAATATCTGTAGAATTTTCTGGGGCTGGCCATACTTTTAAAACCGGGGTATTTTGTTTATCTAAAAAATATTGATTAGGTCTAGCTTTGGTTCCTTTAGTTGGAATGTTTATGTATTCACTTCTACTTACTCTAGACATTTGTGTATCAGTAGTAGTTGAGCCTTCGGTTCTTCTTAACACTACATCTAAAACATCTATAACGCTAGAATCTAAAGTATATTCTCTAGTGCCCTCAGTAACTGTTTGTGTGGCCTCAGATATTGTCCATTGATTTAATCCTCTGTTAGCCCACTCAGCTAACATAAGATTAATAGATCTTCTTGCAGATTTTAAATCATATCCAGTTCTTAACTCTAACCCACATCTTTCATAAGCTTCTTCAATAAACTCTGCGACATTTGGTTCAAAGTCTGTACTGTTTGATGTTGCCATGTTTAATCCTCATCACTATATAAATTATTAAAAGTTATCCTAGGATCTAAATAACTTTCATGACCTTCAGCAGAATGCAGATGCTGTGAAGGAGTAAAATCAGGTGCTCCTTCGCCAGTTCTCCACAAAGCTGGGCTAGTTGCTCTAACTCTATTGTTAGGAAGTGCAACTATATTACCAGTCCACTTTCCAGCGTCTGTTAAATATATCACATGTGATTGCTTATGTTGAGCAGGATCATCTGCTATCTCATGGTCTGTGTAATCTACAGTAAATAAATATTTACCTTGATAAAATTTATTATCGATCTTACACATCCATGGCGAAGAACTTACTCTATCCATAGTTATGATTGAATGATGTCTAGATTCACAATCCCATGGTTGACACAAATGATCTTCCATAGGTTCTGGCCATTCATCTAAAGGTACATCAGCTACTAATGCTTGAATAGGCATTCTTGCCCACATAGCACCGCCGTGAATATTGCCTTCTTTCCAATCCTCGTCATCTATCTCGCACCCGGTAAAGACAACTTGAAAGCTCAGTGATCTATCAGGGATAGTATTTACGGCTATTGCTAGCGCATGTAAATACTCTCCATGATAGCGTAAATGATTACATGTGAACTCTCTTCTGACCCAACATTTAAAGTATGGGACATTGCTCATCAAATATGGCATTTATACCTCAATCTTCTTTTTATTTATTTTTTAGCAGCGCCGCCTCTACTGTAACCTTTAGTTGCTTTACCACCAGCTCTGTAGCCTTTGGT